GCTTTACGACGTAAATGTTAACCCAATTGCTTCGTTCCCAAGCGAAGGGCTTGTTGTCTTCGGACAGAAGACCCTACAGGCCAAGCGTTCGGCGTTGGATCGTGTTAATGTGCGTCGCTTGTTGATCTTGCTCAAGAAGGAGATCTCTCGGTTCTCTACAACCGTCCTCTTTGACCCCAATGTGGAGGTCACCTGGGCACGCTTCGCGGGACTGGTGGGGCCCTTCTTGCGGTCGGTTCAGGTGCGACTTGGGCTGGAAGATTACAAGCTTGTCTTGGACAAGACTACGACTACACCGGAGCTGGTTGACAGAAATATCATGTATGCGAAGATTTTCTTGAAGCCCGCCAAGGCGATTGAATACATCGCCATCGACTTCAACATCACAAGAAGTGGTGCATCGTTTGATGAATAAAAACCGGGGGATTTAATAATCCCCCACTATTTAATAGAGAGGACATAGGAGACTTAACGATATGGGATTTTGGTCACAAGTGGGCTTAGGGGTAGCTGAGCCGAAGAGACAATATAGATTTTTGGTCATGGCAGGAGGGTTTGACCCTTTTATTGCGAAGACTGTTACAAAGCCTGGATTTGAGATTTCCGAGATTGAGCACCAATACCTTGTCCACAAGTTCTATTATCCCGGTCGAGTCACCTGGAAAGATGTGTCTTTGACCGTTGTCGATCCTGGTGGAGCGACCGATACGATGCAGACCATTTTTAATATCTTACGTCAATCTGGTTTTGTTCCTCCGGTTGATCCCAATGATTATCGCACTATTTCTAAAGGCGCGGCGACGACGTCCCTTGGCAAGATCAGAATCCAACAGATTGAGAATGTTGAGCCGCCCCTCCCATCAGGAGTGGGACAGCCGTATGCCCAAGGTACGAACGTGACGGAAGAGTGGGTTCTTTATAACCCCTGGATTAAGGACGCAGACTTCGGAGAGCTTAGCTATGAGTCCGACGAGTTATCGCAGGTCACCTTAACTCTTCGCTATGATTATGCTCTCCTTAACAGCGCTAACCCGGATAATACTTCGATCACTTCGGTGGGTGATGCCTTCTTGCCTCCGTTTTAAGGAGGGTTTTAAGTGGCATTTTGGAGTGGAATAGATACGCTGGGAGGAGTAGCTGGGCCTAAGATCCAGAGCAGGTTCCTGGTCTATTTCGGCGACATGAAGCCTTATATTGTCAAGAAGATAGACCGACCAAAGCTTGGAATGGATCCTCAAGTGGTGAAGACACTTAGCGGGCACCTTGGGTTAGATGCTGTTTCTCTGAAGGCGCAGCCACCGCCCGAGGTGAGCCTTACGTTTGCCGACCCTGGTGGTGAAGACGATATATCAGCGTACCTGTATAATATGCTAAAGGCGGCTCGCAACCCCTTTACCCTGTCGCAGGGAGGGTCAAGCGTATTGAACTATAAAGCTTTGTCTGCCATTAAACCACAAATAAAAGTTGATACGTTGGCTTCAGCGATACCCGTTTCGCCAAGGCGAACCGTGGCTGAGACTAGGGCTGTAGCTCTTAAAGGTGGTGGTACCGCCGAGAAGCCGAGACCGGCAGCACAGGTGATTGAGCATGTGACGTACTGGGACCCAATATTTACAGGGTTTGACTTCGGTACTTTTGATTACGAACAAGACGCACTAGTGGAGGTGACAGTTAAGTTTATTCCGGCTTGGTTTACAATTTGGGTGCCCGGTCTTAAAACTTTAGGTCCCAATGACGCTGAGAACGATATAGCTGCGCCAAAAGACCCACCTATCAGTGAGATGAAGAAGAAGGCTATGGAGGCCAGAAAGAAGGCGAGCGGAGGGTTCACAGGGTCCACAGTCACCGGCGCAAGGGCCGGCTTAGGTCTTGGTACAGGTGACTCTGACTTCATCGACTATGGCGATTTTTAAAAGATGTTAACAACGAAGGTTTAACATCTTATAATACCAACAAGGAAAGAGGTGAACATGGGTATTAGAAACAACGAAGATAGAGTGAAGCAGCTTATGCAGCAGGACCCCCCCCCACAGGCGGCGGTTACCCCGCCAGAGGGAGGGGGTTTGAATTTCGTGGTGCCAACAGAGTTTATAGACTTGCCATCCCAAGGCAAGTATTATGTCGAGGGTCATCCACTTCACGAACAAGATACGATTGAAATTCGGCATATGACAACAAAAGAGGAAGAGATACTGACCTCTCGTACTCTTTTAAAGAAAGGTATCGCACTAGACCGAGTTATTCAGAACGTGATCGTTAACAAGCAGATCAAAGTCGAAGACCTTCTGGTTGGTGACAAAAATGCTATTCTTGTTTGGTCACGTATTTATGCGTATGGCGCTGAATATAGAGCAAAAGTTACGTGCGCCTCCTGCGGGGAAGCCAGCGACGCTAACTTCAACTTGCTGAGCCACACGCTTCGACATCCTGGTGATTCAGACGAAAGCCTAGAGGATGGGTACAAGCAGCTTGACAATGGGAATTTTGCTGTCTATTTGCCTAAGACAAATGTTGTGACAGAGGTTAAGTTGCTCACTAGCCAAGACGAGGCTAAGCTGGTTCGTATGGCTGAGCAGAGAAAGAAGAAGAGACTGCCCAACACAGATGTTTCTCTCATCGACCAGATGATGCTTTTTGTTGTTTCGTTGAACGGGGTTGAAAATAAAGTGGATGTGAGGATGTTCTTAGAAAAGATGCCTGCTTATGACTCTCGCTTTTTGAGGAAGGCATATGAAAAGTTAACGCCAAACTTGGATCTGACGCAAGAATTTGGCTGCTCTGAGTGCGGAGCTGTGTCAGATATGGAGGTACCGTTTACCCCTGAATTTTTTTGGCCTAAACAGTGATTACATGGAGAAGGTTTATGAGCAATTCTTCCTTCTAAAATATCATGGTGGTTGGAGCTTTACCGAGGCCTACAGCTTACCTGTTGGGTTGAGGATGTGGTTCATGGAGAGGCTTTCAAAACAGATCGAGCGTGAAAACGACGCGATCGAGAAGGCTCATAAGAAGGGAAAATAATGAGAAGCCGGTGTAACCCACCGGTTTTTCTTTTATATACTAATTATCTTGAGGGCTTTATCATGGAAGATAAGATTGTTATTGAATTAGAACAGGTTACCGAGCAGACTTACGATATGCTTGGCGCTAACATCAAATATATGTTGTCGCGCATGTTTGCCGGGGCTCCTATTAATGCCATGGTGCGAGGGCCGCAGAACAAGGTGCACGCATTTCTTGATACACTAAAAGGTGAAAAAAACTTTCTTGCAAAAGCAAAGCGTTATGGCTTGGATGACCCTATGGTTCACAAAGACAGAATGCGCTTGATGAACGCCGTCAAAAACTTTGAACGCGAGACAGGCCTAAAGTGGCCTTTTAAGTAGGAAAATCCTAAATGGCGATGACACCCGCAGAAATTAGACAGCTGGCTCAGGAGTTTGCCAAGGCTCTTCGGGGGGCTGGTGCGCCCACTCCAACTCCGAGCACTGGTGCGCCCGCAGCCTCAGGTGCAGGCTATGAGGAGATCAATGAATCTCTTGAACAACAGCAGCAATATCTTGAAAAAATAAAGACAGACCAGCAGGAAATAAACCGTTTATCTGAATATCAATTAGAGGCTATTAGGGATATTCGAGAGACAGAGGGCGATGTTGTTGCTAATCTGAACAAGCAGGCCGCTTTGGCTCGTGAGAGAATTCAAGCCCTTCAAGACCTTATAGGTCGGGCTAGCAACCTAGAAGAAATTAACAGGGCGATTACGGAACAGGCTGAACAGCAAGCAGAAGTGCAGGAACTGTTAGCGGACGCTCAAAAGGAATATGAGAAGGATTCTAGCGCCGCAAACAAAAAATTACTGGATGAGGCATTTGAACTTAAGAGGCAAGAAAACTTAAAGCTCGATGCCTTAAAACAACAGAAAGAAGAGAAAGAAGATTTTATTGATAAGCTCATAGAGGAGCAGAAAGAGCAAAGACGAGTAGTGAAGCAGTCTGGCAACCAGGCTAAAGGCCTGACAGCGATAAGAGACCAGACGGACACCATCATTGGAAGATTGGGACTTTCATCGCGGGCTTATGAGAATTCTTTCTTTCGAAAAATAGAAGATGTCGGCCCTCTAAATTCTTTAGGAGAGATGGTGGACACAGTTGGCATGTCTCTTTCACCCATGAATCTTTTTGCCAACATCAGCGGCAAAGCGTTTGAAAAAACTTTAGAGTTGGTTGGGGCGCAGGATCAGGCTCAGGCGAGCTTTCAAAAAGCCACTGGGGCGGGTTCACAATATAATAAGATTATCAACGATGCTCGTGTAAGCAATGTAGCTTATGGAACAACAACTCAAGAAGCAGGACAGGCCGTTGGGGATCTGTTCGTGGAGTTCCGTGATTTTTCTAGGATGCTCCCCGAGACACAGAAAGGGTTCACAGATTTAACTGTTCAGATGCAAGCCATTGGCGTAGATAGTGGAATTGTTGCTAAGGGTCTTAACACCATCACCAAGGCTTTGAATATGTCCGCAGAGGCAGCGCGTGAAACAATTTTAGGCTTGAATGTGGCGGCTAAAAATATTGACGTATCTTTTTCGCAGATGCAACAAGATTTTGTTTCTTCTATGTCTGAGTTGGCCAAGTATGGTGACCAAGCAACAGCAGAGTTCATTAAGTTGGCCGCAGCGGCAAAGAATGCGGGCACAGAGGTCAGCACGCTAATCGGTTTTGCTAAGCAATTTGACACTTTTCAACAAAGCGCTGAATCTGTGGCTCGCCTCAATGCTCTTATAGGAGGACCGGCAGGCTATTTGAACTCCTTGAAGATGGTTAATCAAACGGAAAGTGAGAGAATTTTAAGCGTTCTCAAGTATCTTGAGGTCTCAGGGAAAGCGTTTAAAACTTTGGACCGTTTTACACAGCAGGCAGTAGCGGCTTCCATAGGCATCAGTGATATGGCCGAGGCGAATAAGATTCTTGGCCAGTCATCAACTCAATATCAGCTAATGCAACTTGAGGCTCTTAAGTCTGCTGACGCACAGGCTATAATGAAGGAGCAAGCGAAACTTGCACGAACTGCTATGGA